CGCCTCCGCCATTAACCGCATCCTCGATTTAGAGATAGTATCTCGGAACGGAAGCCAAGTTCTTAGTTATCCTACCCTCTCTGAGCACTGGGATAGTCGTTGGGTGTGGGCCGTTAACGGAAGTCATTCGGCATCAGTCGATAAATGGGTGCGTCCTGGTCATGTGAAGCACCCCGACATCTTCCGTTACCACCGCCGTGCATGGCTTGAGGAGATCGAGGAAGACCCCCGGCTCCGGTGGGACGGCACTACAAATGTGAGCGCTAGCCCCAAGTTAGAGCACGGAAAGACGCGCGCCATCTTCGCTTGTGATACGGTCAACTACCTCGCCTTCGAACATCTCATGGCTACCGTCGAGAAATCCTGGCGTGGGCAGCGCGTCATCCTGAACCCCGGGAAAGGTGGCCATCTAGGGATGGCCGAGAGAGTGGCTAGGAATCGTGGAAGAGCGGGGGTGTCGCTCATGCTTGACTACGATGACTTCAACTCCCACCACTCGACGCAGAGTATGCAGCTTGTTATCCGGCTACTCTGCGAGCGTACAGGATATCCCCCCGACCTCCAGGCCAACCTCATTAAATCCCTGGAACGCCATGTCATCTCGGTCGGGGGCAAGCACATCGGTACTGCGGCAGGCACCTTGATGTCTGGCCACCGCTGTACGACCTTCTTCAACAGCGTGCTAAACATGGCATATTTAATGGTCGTTCTCGGGGAGTCGTGGTTGCTCCAGCGTCCGTCCCTGCACGTCGGTGATGACGTATACCTAGGAGTGCTTTCGTACGCCGATGCTGGTTACGTCACCGATCGCGTCATGTCATCCCGCTTGCGCATGAACCGCAGGAAACAATCTGTCGGGCACGTGTCGACGGAGTTTCTTCGGGTCGCGTCAGCCGGGCGTGATTCCTTCGGTTATCTGGCCCGCTCCATTAGTTCAATTGTTAGCGGGAACTGGGTAGCTGATGCCATCCTCGACCCGTTCGAGGCCCTTACGTCAATGGTTGCTTCCGCCCGCACCTACGCTAACCGTGGACATTCTCCTTCTGCGCCCCTCCTCCTTCGCTCTGCAATCAAACGCACCCTCGGTAAGAGCACGATCGACGACGCAACCCTGGAGCAAATCCTCTGTGGTGAGCTGGCCATCAACAATGGCCCTATGTTTAAATCAAGCGGTACGTATCGGTATGTCGAGATACGTCCGTCCGCTATCAAACGAGACCGTCACGGTTACGCCCCCTTGAAGCTAAACGCGACGCACTCGTTCCTCAGCAAGTGTGCAACAGAGCTAGAAGTCGGTATTCTCGCACGCGCAGGGGTTAGCGTCGAACGAGACATGGAACGGAGCAGTTATAGTAAGACTCTGAGATTCGATGTCAGTTATTTCGAGCAACTCCTCGTCTCCGAGGTCCGCTCTAGCCCCATCATGGGGTCGGTCACAGCCGAATCTCTGTTGAAAACACCCTCCCCCCGCGGCCTCCTCACGGAGTATCCGTTACTCACCCTCGCCAAACACCGTCTGCCCGAACATCTGGTGCGCGAGGCTCTCGGTGCCGTCGGGGGGAATCCAAAAACACAGCAGCTTGAACTCGACGCATGGGGCGAGTACAGGCACGGCTGTGTCATAAATACGGTGCTGTCATATAGTGACGCCGCTACGCTAGGTAAGCGTACAAGCGTCTCTGTACTGACATCAACCCGCCGTTGCTACGTCTGAGTGCTATGTGCACTCAGGGCGTGGTTCATACAGTG